ATCCGCTATCTGTTGCCAATGCTCTTCCCAGGTGCCGCGGACAGACTTGAGCTTGTCCAGGCGCTTGAGAAGAGCGACGGCGCGATCGTCGGCTGCCATTACTGTCCCAACAATGTTTTAGTCTCTGTTGTGCCAGCGGCGCCTAATACACTCGGCTGCCGCGCTTGTGTGCCCAAACCCGTTCGTACACGCTTCATCAGCTCGCGCTTCGCAGCTCCACGCTCACCCGCTTGCACCGCTGGTGCGGGACGCACCACCGGCTTCTGCACAGGCGGCGGTGGTGGCGGCGGCGAAGGGCTCGAAAATGGAGTTCCCATTACGTACCTCTCTATGCTCTGCCTAACAAACTAGGCGACCTAGTCTCAGGCTCTGTCGTCAAACCCACGCCGCTCGTTGCGATCGTGCTGCTTCTGCCCTTGCGCCGGCGAAGATCGGCACGCACATCATCCTCAACATCTGTGTCGGGGGGCTTCACAGCCGGTGGGGGCGGAACTGGCGGCACGGGCGGTAGTGGCGCGGATTTCGGCGACCTCCCGAATAAAAAACTCATGCTACTGCACCAAAAGGGTTGTAGTTGTTGTCAGCGATCGGCGGCAGTCGCCGATCAGGATCTCGCTTGCTTTCCATGCCCACCGCCATCGTGCGAAAGGCGTCGGCTGCATGTGATGACCAATCGTGTACCGGCTGATCGCGGAACGTGCGATTGCGCTCTGACCAGGCGCGGTGATAGTGACGCAGGGCTTCCAAGCCCTGGCGGCAGTTGTCGCGATCGAAGTAACACCGGGGTATCAACATGCGGACGGCATGGATGCCGTCCTCTACAGGTATCCGAGAGACGGTGCGGAAGGCGATCCCCAATTCATAAGCCATTTCTCGTCGGGATTTTCCTGTACCCAGCTCTCGGACCTCAAGATCGTGCGGGCCATAATGGTTGCCGTACAAATATTCTTTGTGGTCGAGCATGCTTGCATAATGCGGCAAGCCCTCTCCGCGGTTCTCGTAATAATCGATAACGTGGATCTCGCCGCGGCCTACTTCTTGAGCAAACCAAATCGACGTATAGTCATGCATCCCAAGATCCCAATACGTGTCTACGCGGAAACGCGGATCGTAGGGCACGCTGGTGATGCGCTCTTTGTCGTCAGCCGCTTGCAGCTCCTTCCCAAAGACGCTGCCTGGGACATTCGCCACAAACGAACATTCGAACTCTTGCAGATACTGGCTTTCGGTCATTGTCGCACGCGCCGCTTCCAGCTCGTCGTCGTCCACAATGCCTGTGTCGCTCGCCTTGTACATGGCGCGCGCCCAACCCTTATTGGTGGCAGCCGCTTCCCATAGCTCAAAGAAATAGTTGTGGCCTTGCGGCGTGCTGATGAAAGCGCACGATCCCTTCCTATCTGACAACGCCGGTCGGATAATCTCAGGAAAAATTGACTCGGGCATGCTCGCCACTTCGTCCATAACCACAAAGTCGCTGTAGATACCGCGCAAGCTGCTCGGGTTTTCAGCACCTAAGAGCGTTATGCGGGCGCCCGTAGGCAGATCGCAACGCAGCTCTGTCTCGTGATACTTCGTTCCTGGTATGCCGCTTGTAAACGTCTTGAGATAATCCCAGGCGACCAGTTTCGACTGACGGTAAGTCGGACTTACATAATGCAGACGAGGATTTGGTCGCGTCTCCTCAATCGCGCGCTTGATCATGTGATTGATCATGCACACCGTCTTGCCAAATCGACGATGCGCCACCACTACGTTGAAGCGATTGGTGTCGAGCATCGCATGCAGATCTCGCTGCAATGGCCGCGGCGTGTAGCCGATATCGATCGTGGCTTCACTCAATGGACTGTATCGCTCTCATCGTGATAATGAGGTATTTCGTAGGGCGCCATCAGCATCTTGAGAAAGAGCTGTGCGTCGTCGTTGTCCTCGAACCCATCAAAGAACAGGGCCAGGCGTGTGGTGCCGTCTGGCGCTGCTACACAATAAGCGCTGTACATTAGCGGAACCGCCTCGTTCGTTTCATTATACTCTCAGGCTGTTTCGAAAACTGCTTGCCGGCGCGCTTGTCCTTGCGCTTCTTCGCCGTCGTTGCTGCATACTCTTGCGGCGATAGCGACTTGATTGCCGCCTCCGGCAGATAGCGCTCGCCCGTCTCGCTGCTTTTCTTGCCGCTCTTCGTGCGCCATTTTTGATCGCCCCAGTTCTTGAGGCTGCGCTGTGGCGCCTTCACTTATAGCCCCCACCCTTCGCCTTGTACTGCTTAGCCAAAAGCTGCGCCTTGCGCGCTGACCATTTGCCGGCGGCGGTGCCCTGTACGGCGCGCCCCATGATGGACTTAAACAAGCGCTTCCGCATGCCGGGCTTCGTATAGTTGCCGGCTTTGTTGACACTACTTTTTTTTGCCATCTTTCATTTTTTTGTTTCGACGCATTACGGAAAAATCCTTGCCGTCTAGCTTCTTCTTTGGATCGGCCATAGCCGCCATCTTCTTCTGTTTCATAGAGTAGTGGCTGGGCATTACTTTTTATTCCTTTTGCTGATTGCGGCGGCCTTGCGCTTGGCGTCCGCCTTAGATGAGGCGCCCCACTTACGGAGAGAGAGCAACAACCGAGTGGGGCGCCCTTTCGAGTCACGCTCCGGGCCCTTCATCGAGCCCATGCGCGCCAAGAAAGAAGCTCGTCGGGGGTTGTCGCCTTTCTTAACTGGTGCCTTCAGGTTGCTGCCGGGGTTCTCGCGCTCGTATGAGCGGCGCCCCTTTTCGTTCAAGCCGCCTTTTTTGTTTTTGCCCGCTTTGCGGGTCCATGCAGGGCTGGCCATGCTACTTTGCTAGAGGACCGGCAAAAGCGCCGCGCTTATTGCTGCGCGCCTTTGCTGCCGAAACCGCGCTTTTGACGTTTGGAAACCTTGGAAACTTTTTGCCCGTGCGTTTCTCATACGCCAAGGCTGCCGCCACGGCTCTGTCTGGCGTGTCGAGGAAGTCAACAATCTTGCCGTCTTGCATCCATAGGCTAGGAATGTTGGCAAAGCTGTCGCCAAACTTTTCAGTTATTGTGACTTCAGTGCTGCGCGATCCATCGGGATTTTGCCTAAACTCCCCTTTTTTCAACGGGCGCACAGTGCTGCGCTTCATAAGGCTTTCCATCACTTGCGCTTCCTCGCTAGATTGGCGGCGCGGGACATGGCGCGA